ACTTGTGCCTTAGCTTTCGTCCCTATCAATCCTGCGCGGGTTAATTCGCTGTTCGCAAAATCAAGAGGCTGCCTTAATATTTTCGCCTCCTTTAATATCTCAACCTTCCTTTCTGGCGTTGCTAGCTTGTACTCTATTTGTAACGGCTTAAATACCACCGAGTAGTTATCCTTAGCCACCTTAACCGCTTTCTTTAAAGCATCACCCGCAACAGGAACAACACCCAAGCCAGCCATAGCCATTCCAAATTTATCACCTTGAGCAACAGCTTTGCCAAACTCATCACCAGCAGCAGCATCGCCAACACCAGGTAGAAACTCGCCAATACTAGCAATGTTTTTACCTATACGTTGAGCGCCATAGTTATCGGACACTAAACCGGTGTTAGTTAATCCGCTGGCAATGCCTTGCCCCATTCTTTCGGCTAGTGTTGGCTCGTATGGTGCGGCCACATTATCGACAGGTGAAAGTGTGTCACTTTTCCCACCACTACGTTGTTGGGCATATTTATTTCGTAAGAAGGTGCGTATATTATCAGCGCTCATACCGTCAGGGAATTGGGCTTTACCGACTCCCTTAATATCAACTATAGGCATTATTGAAAATCCCCTATTGATGGATCAAACACTAACATATTGTCACGTAATTCTGCATTTAAGTCTCTGCCCGCCTCAAGTTCAAGCTTCGCTAATGATAGTGAGTTTTTATAACTCTTGTCGGCTCGCTCGTCATCTAATTTTTGTTGCGCTTGTTGTGCCTTGGCATAATTGAATTGATCATCAGACATTTGTTTTTGCTGCTTACCTTGATTATCTAATTGAACTTTACCTGCTTGTAATTGTATTTCAGCTTGTCTATTTTCCTGCTCTAACATATCAGCCTGACCTTTAAGCATTTCAGCCTGTGCCATAACCATGCCCGCATCTGGTTGTTGATTCTGTGCAGCTTGTTGCATAGCCTCAACTTTCTGTTGTACATACTCTTTCTCTTCGTCACTCTCTGGATTTGGATCTAACCCCATAGCCATCATCGCGTCTATGATCTGATATGTTGCAACCTTCCTAGACCTATCGCCCCCTTCGCCCGTAGTAGATATAATAGCTTGATTAAGTAACATCTGACCTTGAGGCGATTGTGCATCCGTATATTGCAGCATTTTAAGGGTTGTTTCTAACTCGGCTTCTTTCTTGTTCTTGTAAGACTCGCCCGCTTTAACCTGTACCGTATAACGACCTTTAGCAGTATTCTTAAACGGTCCGTAATTCTCTTTGTTGTCCATACCATACTCTAAGGTATCAACTTGCGAGTGACTACCATCCGAAGCGACTACACGTAGACTTCTAGCGTTTGTAAAATAAAGAACCTGTGCAGCGTCTATCCAAACCTCACACGCGGCCTTGATCGCTTGCATGGAGTTTTGCATAAGCGGCTGAAAAGTATCATCCTGTCTTTCATTAATCTGCCTAACTGCATCTGCTGCAACATTGGAAGGTAACGTGCTTTGTCCAGTGCTAGCCATATCAGATAACGTACTGTCTAACAATTGTCCCGCAGCCGCCAAACCACTTCCAAGTTCAGGTGGTGTAGTTTTACCAATTGGGCCTAGGTGCGCTATTGTGCCATCCTCGTTCCTAATTGGATCACTCATAACGAAAGCTACGTTATCAATATCGGCTCTTGCTCGTTGTCCTGCATGTTTAGCTATTTGTTCCGGTGTGTACTCAGGTTTAGAGACTTGAGGTGCGGCCATTATTTCCATCATTGAAGAATAGAAAGTATTGGTAAACATTTGTGGATCTCTACGCTTTCTAACCTCACCGCAGTAATACTCAACGCCATTGATAACAGAATGATAACCGTATTGCGGGATAAGTGGTACGCGCTTAAATGGTGTTTTCTGCGACTTAATAAGGAACTCATCACCAGCGATTAACGCATATTCAACACGTTTTGTTTTACGTCTAACAACTGTATGCTCATTATTGTCACGTAATTCTTTTAAATCTTCGCGTGATATTTTATTGCCGTAACTATCTTTAATGCCATCACCTGACGTAACAACATAATCACCAAAAGTATATTCGACAATAGTTTTAACCACTAGCTCATAATAATGTGCGATAAAAATATCTTTTGTTGAGTCTGTATTCCAGTCGAAATAGTCAACCTGTGAGTTTAGACTAGCAGGTACTACTCCGTACTCCTTCTCAATTTCATCACGACTAGTACGTACTATTTGCCAACATTGTTTTGCATCAGCTTTGTCTTTACGCAATGACGGACTAAACAACACTGAAGCCGCTGCTGAATAAACAGGCTCTAAACATAAATATTGTTCATCAGCGTTAGGGTTCTCTTCGTCCTCGTATTTAGCAACTAACTTAATAGCGCCAAAACCACTAAAAAATGATTCCTTATCCGAGTTATTAACGGCCTCAACACCATCGCTAGTTTGAAAGTCATTTCGCCACCTAGACTGCAATAGTTCAGCATCTTCGTCAGTTGCGTCATCTGAATTAGATATGATCTTAGCGTTCATTTCTAAACGCTCTTTCTGACCTAACAAGCGATTAATGCTACCGAATATCTTGTTTATTTCAGGTTTAGGTTTGTTCTTAAATTGTTTAGCAATGTTACCTTTCCACATTGCACCTTCAACAACCGCAAACTCATAATCTTCTAAACAAAGAATGTTTCGGTCATAACTACCTGATAAGGCGTGATTCATATCTATTTTAATTTGCTCTAAGCTTTTCATTATCTCACCAGTGGCTAACGGTTGTTTGGTAAATGTCATTAACATTTATCTCTTTAATGACTTGTATTATACTAGCTTTATCGAGACTTGTCACAACAGCGTCCCAAAGGTTCGGAGAAGGGATACTAACTTTGGAGCCATCTGGCATCAATATCCCCTTTCTTAACTCTTCTTTCGTGTAGAATCTAATTGTGTCACCAGGTTTAACAGGTGTTTTACAAGCCTCTGCTTTTAGTTTTTCTAACATCTCAGGTCTAATTCCCTTACCTGTTTCGGGGTTATATGTTGCAAAAGATATTAGTGTATCAGGGTCGTGATACTTACCAAGTACAACCGCCTCATAAGTTCTAAGTATTCTTTCAGCAACATTAATAATGTTTTGTGACTTCTTATTATAAAGTACATCTTCATTTTTTAAGTTTTCATTGCGCTGCGTTAGCGTTGTTGTCTCACTCTTAAATTGTGATTTAGGATCGTGTATCTTACTTGACCCCTTATAAGCGTAAATGTTTGTTTTCTTACCCTTAAATGCTTTGCTCACATTATCTCTAAGCGTTGCGCCCAATCCATCAGCATCATATCCAAAAGAGTCAGCCCCGTACATAATGGCACGTTGGCAAGCTAAATCCATCTTTCTATTACCATCAGCGGCTTCTATCTCGTCAACATCTTCGAACACTATACCCACACGTGCAGCGTAACCACATGGATCACTTCCAACATCCGATGGATCACAAGCTGAAGTTTTTGCACCTATAGGCTCAATGCCAAGTTTAATGTGACTATCAATACACGCGTTAAACCAATCCTCAGTCACTACGCTAGAGTCAATATCATCGTTAAATTTATTACCCCATATCCAACCGTAACGTGACTTAGACATAATTCCCTTCTCCACTTTTATTTTATCTTTTGCTAGCTCTTGACTTAAGGATTCGTCCCACTTAAACCACGGGTTATCTTTATGGCTAACATGAATGATTAAATGATGTTCATCTTCATAAAAACCAAACTTATCTAATTCAGCGCGATAAGGGTTAATAAATTCTTTGCTCATTGGATCTTGTGAGCTTTCAGGATTCCACAGCCACCAAAGTTCAGCACCTGGGGTATCTCGTAACGTAGGGCCTAAAGTATCAATAGTATTTTGTTTGGTCTTTGCTGCTTCTTCCATTAAGAATATTTTATAATTACTAGTGCCCTTCATATCAATAATGTTTTGCATACCGCCAAAAGTAAATTTACCGCCTGTTTTGTGGCGTATTTCCCAATGTGAAGGCACAGACCTAAACCCAGCTAATGATAAGTCTTTTATACTCTTTTCAATACCTGCGTAAATACTCTCCTTCAATGCCTTCATGCGTTCACGTAACACAAAGACTTTAGAGCCTTGACTATTCACCTCGCCCGCTGTTACATCCTGAGCCATGCGAGATTTAGTCCCACCCCTTGAACCGTACATACATTTATATTTTTTATGCTTTGTTATCATCGGCTCAAGTTTTTCAATAAGCAGAATTGTCGGATCTTCCTCGCTCGGCTCCATATTTCCTATAGTGCCTTTCCATCTGCGAATAATATGAGGAACCAACTTATTGTCAATCTTATCTACCCTATCAACAATACCATAAACGGATGATTCCAAGAGACCCGCCTGAGCTAACGCCAAAGGCTCTAATAAATCAAGCTTCTTGCTAAGCGCCCCCATTCAAAGCTTCCTCTAACTTAACTATTCTATCTTTTAAGCTTGTGAATTCCTCAATATCAATCATGTTTTTAATAGACTGAATAAACATACTAGCAATATCAGGCGGTATTCTTCCCATCGCTGCCGCACTCATAACCCGCGCTGCTTGAACGTGAGGCGCATCGTTAGCGTCAAACTCAAACTCCACTAACTCACTAGAAGGTTTAACACTAGCCCAACCTTTATCAGCTAACAGTTTTAAGCACATACCCCTGTTACCATCTTCTAAATTAAAGGCAGACTCGGCCACATGATGGAAAAAAGCCTGTTCAGCTTCGTCAGTAGTTGATGTTTTTTTAAGAGATAACATTGATCTAGCTTTTAGCATATCAAGTATTAATGTTTTCTTAGATTTGCCCCTAGCTGGTAAATTATCACCTGGCTTTAAGGTCGTTTTTGTTGGTGTTTTATTGCCCATTGTATTTTTGCCTTATTAATGCCATATCTGTAAAAGTATATCACATAAAAAACACCAGTTAAGGTGTTCACATTTACATAACGATAAGGTATTGATTTATACGGGTTATTTAGTCTGTAAAATTAACGCCCGTCATAGTTAGAAATCCTATAATAAAAAATACCGCTACAACAGGCCAGACTTTGTCTAGTCGATCTTGGTTGGTTTTCAAGCGTAAAAGAATAGGTCTAGCCGATTTAATAAACGCGTCAACCTCTTCGTTTTTAGCGTCTTGATGCTTGTCTTTTTCAAGTCTCACAGCATCCATAGTAACTAATTTATCTACCGAGTTAGTGAGGCTTGATATTTGCGTTATAAGCGTATCTAGTAATTTATCGGTGCTGCGTTCGCTCATTGATGGCATTTTATTTACTCGTAGATTAAAGTTAAGTGTCGCTAATTATATTATTGTAACACAGTACAGCAGATAATAAAAAACCCCCTAAAAAGGAGGCTTTATATAACAATAACTATTATTAACCTTTATTGTGTTTAAAATTCTAGCATCGTTGCTTTTCGTCTTTCTTCATAATATTCAGGTATCATTTGTCGCCTTCGTTCTTCGAACCACTGCGACTCACTAGATAGATACTCATAAAAAATATAATGATATTTATTTACAGTAAATGTGTTTATATAATCCTCTATCCATATCATTATTTATTAACCTCTATTCTATTAATCTGGTGCGTACTCACCGCTTAATAATTTATGCGTAAACATTTGAGCCAAATATAAGCAATCTTTTTGATCTAAATTATTTGTCGATCTAACATCGTGATAGCCCTCCTTATCCCAACCGATAATAAGCAATGACTTATAATTATCCTTTGACTTTTCCAAGACATCATTAGCGCTCAAAGAAATCTCACCGGTATTAAATTCAACATTTATAACACTTTTCATTACCTTAACCCCTATTTGTTTCTTGATTTTTTAAAAAGCTTAATACAATATAAATGCCATTTGTTAGCAAATCTATCTATTGATTTCTGCGCGTATTCCTCTGTATCGTATACGTGCTTTCCGTACGCCTCAATGACCATCTCTCTACCAAGTTCGGATTCAAATAGATTTATCGCTTTAGATAATGGCTGCTCCTGCTGTCTAATTGTCATTATAGATTGAGCCACCGTTGCAAGATGTTGACAAGTTTCATCATGCGTATTTCTTGGTGCAACATCTTCTGCAAAAGCGCTTGTTGATAATAGTGTTAGTGTTACTGTTACTGCTAGTATTAATGTT